GCAGCTCAGCCTAATAATCGTCTTTTGTGGCACATTAATAGCTATACTACTGATAACAGCTGGCCTGACTATAAAGTCCAAAATACTTATTGGGATGCAGAAGATACGGAATTTGTGACCGAGGATAGTGACAACATGTTTTACGAGATGTATCATAAAAAAAAGGAGTAGTATGAACTTAGCAGATTTATTAAAAAAGAATTTTGTATTAGTACCTGTAGTAGCTTCAGTGCTAGTGGGTACATTTACTGGCGTTCGTTATATAGTCAATCTTACAGACACTATTAATTCAAACCAACAAGAAATCGTAGATCTTAAAAGAGATTTAAAAGTTGCTGAAGATAAAATTGTAGATCAAAACACAAGACTAACTTCTGCTGAATCTACTTGGCAGATGGCAGAAAATTTATACAGACAGTTAGCCGATCAAGTTAGAGAACATGACTATGATATTAAGGATTTAAACAGGTAATGTATGGAGGTTCTCAAGATGAATTATTATTTTACAGGATTACTTATCTTGGCTCTTACAATACTAGCATTGTTTGTAGAACCTGCATATCCTAGAAACGAATATCTAAATGAGTATGGTGTAAGATGTGGAGAATTTGAAACAAGAGTTCAAGCAGAAGACAGAGAAACAGATTATCCTTACGGCGATTCAGACTACGAATCTGATAATTATAGTTTAAGTTTTACATACAGAAAATATTTAGGCACAGATTGTAAAACCTCAAAAGAAAATGTAGCAATCAAGCAACAATTAGAGTTAATGAAAATGTGTGGTAGGGTTAATAGTAACCCTAGTCTAGCACTTAATTCTAATTTTAATTTATTAGTATCTAAATGTAGGGGTGTAACTCCTGCAAGAGATAATACTAGACCTGAAGAGGGTAAAAGTTTGTGGGATGATATGAAAGATGGGTATAAAAAAGAGAACCCAAACGTTAATTTAATGGGGGATAAATTTATACAACCAGGAAGTAAATTGAAAATACCACCGAAAGACTATATACTACCGTTACCAAAACCTAAAGATGATTGATAAATTCTGTTATATGATATTTGGAGGATTAGATCGTATGTGTGCAGCGATAGCTAAATCTATGGAATCAAAACCAAAAAAGAAAAAGAAAAAAAATGTCAAATAAACCATTAAACATATCAGAGTCAGCTGCAGTACAGATGCCGATGAAAACAGTAGTCTCTCTAATAATTTTAGTAGCTATGGGCGTGTTCGCTTATACCGAGCTCACTTCAAGACTTGTATCATTAGAGACTTCACGTGAGTTGTTTGAGAATGATTTACTTAAGAAGTCTGAACAAGTCCCCGTGGACCAAGAGCAACATTTTTTACTCGAAGATCTTTACAAGTCCGTTGAGAAAATGGAAGAGACACAAGAAATGAACATGACTAACAAAGTAAACATAGAATTTTTAAGAGAACAATTAGAAAAAGCATTAAATGATATTGAAGAATTAAAAGATAAGGTAAGAGCTAATGGCAACGGGACGTATTAATAGAAAAGTATTAGATCACATCGCACAGATAAACAGGGAGAATAAAGCCGCTAGTTTAGCTAAAGAATTAAAAAAATCTGTCGAACACGGTAAAAATGGTACACAAAAATATGTTGTTAAGCAGGGTGAAAACAAAGGTAAAATTTTATGACAGAGTTAGTGGTAGCATTACTTATGATTGTACAAGGAGAGATTAAGGAAGCACGTATCCAGCCTTCAATGGGAAAATGTTTGGAAGGCAAAAGGATTGCAAAACGTGGAACGAAACCTGAAGGACATGTTAGATATCAATGCATAAAATCTATGGCAGAATTAGAGTCAAATATTGATGGATCATTATCTATAAAAAAACTAATATTGGAGTAATTATGGAACTTACACGTAATTTTTCTTTAGAAGAATTAACCAAATCAGATACTGCAATTCGTAAGGGTATTAATAATAATCCTAACGCAGAACAAATAGAAAAATTAAAAACACTTTGTGAAAAAATTTTACAGCCGGTACGTGACCATTTCGGCAGAGTTAAGGTGACTAGCGGGTTCCGTAGTCCAGAGCTATGCCAAGCCATCGGTAGCTCACCAAATTCACAGCATGCGCGTGCGGAGGCTGCAGATTTTGAAGTAATAGGCGTAGACAATTGTGAGTTAGCTGATTGGATTCACAGAGAGTTAGAATGGGATCAATTGATTCTCGAGTACTATACTCCTGGAGAACCCAATTCAGGATGGATACATTGTAGTTATACAGAAGGTATGCCTAGAAAATCTTTCTTGCACGCATTTAGAGAAGAAGGTAAAACTAAATATAAACCAATATTAGGAAAGGCAAAAGAAATTTTTGTTTAAAAATTAAATATTATGACTATTACAAGATCACAAATGACTCAACAGATTACTGGTAATCTAAGAGGTGCGAAAGATGAAAAAAAGAAAAAAAAGAAGCTTTACACTAAAAAATCCAATAAAAAGAATCCTCTCGCTAAGACATTTACTGTTTAAGCCTAAAGTGATACAATCTAAAAAGTTGTACAACCGAAAGAGGCTTAAAGAAAATGACAAAACTATGTGCTAGAGGCAAGGCTGCAGCCAAAAGAAAATTTAAGGTATATCCCAGTGCATATGCTAATGCATATGCTAGTAAAATTTGTGCGGGTAAAATTAAAGATCCTTCAGGTGTAAAAAGAAAAGACTTTAAAGGACCTAAACCAGCCAACAAAGGATTACACGCTGAAACAAAAAAGAAAAATACTATTGTAGAGGGTGATCGAAATAAAAGAAGAAAACAACTAAAAGATATTCAAAACCCAATTTCCGAATATGATAAAAAAGGTAAATTAAAATATACTGCTGCTAAAAACGGTAAGGAAATGAAAATTAGAGAAGTTGCAAAAGGATTACATAAAGCATCCGCAACCCACAAGAAACAAGCAAAACAATTAGATTCTATTTCTGCTTATCAAGGTAAATTTATTAAGCATGACTCAGCAGGTATTAAAATGTCAAACGAGAGCTTAGTAAATTACTATGGTGATTTATTAAAATGAGTGAACGAGGCACTTGTTGGGAAGGTTATGTCCAAAAGGGCATGAAGAAAAAAGGGGATCGTATGGTTCCTAATTGTGTTCCAGCAGGTATGAAAAGTGGAGGACTTAAAAAATGGTTTTCAGAAAAATGGGTAGATATTGGAAGCAAGCGAAAAGATGGTACATACGCACCTTGTGGTCGTTCAAAATTAAAAACGGACAAGAAACGGAAGTATCCAAAGTGCGTCCCTGCTGCAAAAGCGGCAAGGATGACAGACTCACAGAAGCGGAGTGCCGTTGTGAGGAAAAGAAGTAGATCTCAGGGAGTTGGTGGAAAACCTACAAATGTTAAAACTTTTGCATCTAAAGGTGCGTTTACTAAATTATACTATGGTGGTATGATAGATTACTAGGAGATATTATGGAAGAAGCAACAGAATACAAAAAGTATTTAGAAGCATTAAGAAAAGCAACTGAAGAGGGTAAGAAAAAACCTAAACCAGTAAAACCAAAAGAACTTGCTTGTGGTGGCATGGGTATAGCTGTCAAAGGCGGAAAATTTGAAGGAGTAAAATAATATGAAAAACGGAAGAATAAAAGTACATACAAAAATGGGTGGCGGTCTTATGGGTGCTACTAAAAAATTAAAAGCTCAAGGTAAAATGGGTGGTGGACAAATGAAAAAACCAATGATGGCTAAAACAGGTAAATTAGTTGGTGGTCAAAAAAATCTACCAAAACATTTACAAAAAGCAATCTTAGCGTAAGGATGAAATGGCTAGTTCAGGAACTACAACATTTAACTTATCAATTGATGAGGTCATTGAAGAATCTTACGAAAGATGTGGTATAAGAACAAATTCTGGTTATGATATTAAATCAGCTAGAAGAAGTTTAAACTTACTTTTTTCTGAATGGGGTAATAGAGGTATTAACCTTTGGAAAGTCAAATCTAAAACAGAAACTTTAGTAAACAATCAGGTAACATATACAACACCAAGTGATTGTAATGATGTCCTTGAAGCTGTTGTAACTGTTTCTGGAGGCAATCAACAAACTTTAACAAAAGTATCTAGATCTGAGTATATTGCGATTCCTAATAAGACACAGGCAGGAACCCCTTCTCAGTATTATGTTGATAGACAAATAACACCAACTATAAGTTTATATTTAGCTCCTGATACAAGTGCAGTAACAAATATATTTTATTATTATCTTGCAAGAATTGAAGATGCTGGAGCTTACACAAATACAGCCGATATGCCATTTAGATTTTTTCCATGTATGGTATCTGGATTAGCTTTTTACCTATCACAAAAAATTGCACCTGATAGAATCCAAGCATTAAAATTATTATATGAAGATGAACTTAAAAGAGCATTAGAAGAAGATGGGCAAAGAACATCTGTCTACATTTCCCCTAATGTTTATTACCCACAAGGTTAATCATGGCATACGCAAGAGGAAAATACGCAAAATCAATATCTGATAGATCAGGACAAGAATTTCCATATAGAGAAATGGTTAAAGAATGGAATGGTTCATTAGTACATATATCTGAGTTTGAAAAAAAATCTCCTCAATTAGATCCAAAACCACACAGAGCAGATCCTGTAGCTTTATATAATGCAAGATCTCAAAGGGCTGCACCTGTTGTTGTTTATTTAGATCCTGCTCTTTGGCCAGGTCAATTCACTAGTAATAACATGCAACCCTCTACAGATGCTAATGAAGAAAATAACAAAAGAGAGTTACGAGGTAGCTTAGGGAGTGTTACAATTACAATATCATGACATTTGCTGAATTAGTACAAAAAGTAAGAGATTACACAGAGGTTGGATCAACAGTCTTAACAGATGCTATTGTCCAAAGTATGATAAGAGATGCTGAACAACGTATCTTTCGTGAAGTTGATGCAGACTATACAAGAGAATATGCAACAGCAAATTTGAACATTGGTTCAGAGTATTTAGATTTACCTTCGGCAGCAGCGACTACAGCGTCTCGAACTTCAATAATAGTTAGATCTTTATTAGTTTTCGATACTACTCAATCACCAACAACAAAAGAATATTTAGACAAAAGAGATACAAGTTTTATTTTTGAATTTAATTCAACAGGAGCTACAGGAGTTCCAAAATATTATGCTAATTGGAAAGAAACAACTATCATAATGGCACCTACACCAAATGCACAATATAAAGTTCAATTAAGCTATATATACTCACCTGACGCTTTAACCTCTACTAATACTGAAACCTACTTATCTAAAAATGCTCAGGATCTACTATTTAACGCAGTTATGGTTCAAGCATATGAGTTTTTAAAAGGACCAATGGATATGTACAAAATCTATTCTGACAAGTATAATGTAGCTATACAAAGTTTTGCGTTAGAGCAAATGGGCAGAAGACGTAGAGACGAGTATACAGATGGAGTACCGAGAGTAAAAATACCCTCGCCTTCACCAAATGAATAAATTTATAAGGAGAAAATAACATGGCAATTACACAAGCAGTTTGCAACAGCTTTAAGAAAGAAATTCTTGAAGGCATTCACGATTTAGAAAATGGTGGTGATGTTTTTAAATTAGCATTATACAAATCAACAGCAACTATCAATGCAGCAACTACAGCTTACATAACAGGAGGAGAAGTATCTGCTTCTGGTGCGTATGCGGCAAAAGGTGGAACATTAGCATCTCAACAAACTTCACTAGCGACAGGCGGTGTTGCGATTGTTGACTTTGCAGATTTATCTTTTACAGGTGTTACATTAACAGCAAGAGGTGCTTTAATTTATAACTCTACTGAAGCAAATAAAGCAGTATGTGCGCTAGATTTTGGTGCTGATAAAACTGCAACTTCTGGAACATTCACAATTCAATTTCCAAACTTTACAAGTTCAGCAGCTATATTAAGAATCGCATAATTTTTAGGGAGGCCCAATGGCAGATATTACAGTACAGGTATCGTCAGCGGGTCTACTCTCTTATGGTACATCAACATGGGGATCTTTTACTTATGGTGGTGATCAACAACCAAGTATAACAGTTCAAGCAGGTACCGAAGCTTTTACCACTGCAGGTTGGGGAAGTGATACATGGAGTGCGGAACTTTGGGGTATTTCAGGTATGAATGCCTCTGTATCAGGTATTCAATTAACGACAAGCTCAGGTGAAAAAGAAACTTGGGGTCAAGATACATGGAATGCATCATCTACAGAATGGGGTGGTCCATCTGTTACAGATGTAGCTATTGGTCAAGAAATTACTGAAACAGGTTTTGGGTTAACTACAGCAACAGGAAGTGTTGGAGTAACAACAGCTACTGAAATATTTTTATCATCAAATCCATTAAACGCTTTATCTATTTCTCAAGGTACAGTCGACGCTGAACCAGATGCAATGGCTTCTGGAGTTTCATTAAGTGCATCATTAGGAACGGTTGTTGCACAAAATGAACAAGGTTGGGGTAGAGATGATTGGGGCGTTGAAGTTTGGGGAGCAGAAGGTATTTGGGCAACTTGCACGCCTACAGGTGTTTCTTCAAGTATAACTTTAGGTAATGAAGATACTGATATTTCTGTAAATGTTCTATTATCGGCTCAAAGCATTCCAGGTTGGGGCTCAGGTGTTGGATGGGGTCAACAAAAATGGAATCAAGCTAGTGTTGATATGGCAATGTCTTCATCTTCAGGTACAGTAGATCCTGCTCCAGATACAGCACTTACAGGGGTTCAAGCGACTGTTTCATTAGGAGTTGAAGTTGTGTCTGCAGATGCAAATTTAACACTTTCAGGAATCGCATTAAGTCTAGCTTTAGGTAATGAGGATGCTGTGCCTAATACACAAGTAGATATATCAGGAATTGCAATGTCCTTCACTTTACAGGGTGCTGTTGCGGGAGCTTCTGCTCTTGTATTACCAACAGGAGTGACAAGTACCTTTACACAAGGTATAATAGGACTTAACGCATGGGAGCTAGTTGATTCAGGTGCAGCACCAACTTGGAAACTAGTAGCCTAGTTGACAAGGCAACCTAATGGAAATAAAATTGTAGTATTTAAAAAGGATAAAAAATTATGGCATCAAGTTTTTCAACAGATCTAAAACTAGAACTAATGGTAACCGGCGAAAATGCTGGTACATGGGGTGATAATACAAATAACAACTTAAACTTAATTCAACAAGCAATTGCTGGTTTTGAACAAGTAACACTATCAAGTGGCGGAACACTTGCTTTAGCAATGACTGACAAAGCTATTTCTAACGCTAGAAATATGGTTATTAAATTTGCTACAGCAACGATTGCTGCAAGTACAATTTGTACTATACCAGATAGTATAGAAAAATTTTATATTTTTGATGCAACAGGATTAACTAATCCAGCAAACTTAACAATTAAAACTGCAAGTGGAAGTGGTTTTACTTTAGATGCTGCAAAAATTTACGCTGCATATTCAGACGGTACAAATTTAAAAGAAATATCTTTAGATACTTTAGGTGGAACTATTGGAACTGCACACATAGCTGATGATGCTGTAACTTTAGCAAAAATGGCTCCAGGCACAGATGGAAATATTATTTCATATGATGCATCAGGAAACCCAGTAGCAGTTGCAACAGGAAGTGCAGGACAAGTATTAACTTCTGCAGGTGCAGGTGCGCCTCCAACTTTTTCAGATGCTTCTGGAGGATCAGTAGATTGGCAAACAGGTTCAATTAAAACAGCTAGTTTTACAGGAGTAGCCGGTAAAGGATATTTTATAGATACAACAAGCGGTGTGGTTACAATTACACTACCTTCAGGCCCAAGCGCAGGTGATTTTATAGGTGTTAAAGATTATGCAGGAACTTTTGGTTCAAACAATGTTACTGTAAATAGAAATTCATCAAAAATAGATGGTTTTACAAATAATGCAGTTTTAAATGAAAATCACACATCTATTACATTTATTTTTATAGACGCAACACAAGGATGGAAAGTTCTTAATGATGATCAATCAAGTTTTGCTCCAGAATATATTGCAGCAACAGGTGGAACTATTACAACAGTTTGTACAAATTTTAAAGTTCATACTTTTACAAGTCCTGGAACTTTTTCAGTTACAAGTAAAGGAAATCCACTTGGTAATGATAAACTTGGTTATGTAATTATCGCCGGTGGAGGTGGTGGTGGATCAACTAACTCGACTGACGATGGAGCAGGCGGTGGTGCAGGCGGATACAGAGAAGCAAAAGATGCTTGTGATTCTTACACTGCGTCTCCTTTAGCAGCATCTGCAATAACTTTATGTACTGTAGGAAATTATGGAGTTGTAATTGGTGCTGGTGGTGCTGGTGGGCCTGGAACATCAGGTGTTTCTGGTGCAACAGGATCGTCTTCATCATTTAACGATATTATTGGTGCTGGTGGTGGTGCAGCAAGAGGATCTGGTACTGCAGTATCACCTACTGTAGCTAACGGTGGATCTGGAGGAGGATCTGGAGGCGGAGGAGGAGTACCCGGAAAAACTGGTGGTGCAGGAAATACTCCCGCAACAACTCCACCTCAAGGAAACAACGGAGGAAACGCAGCTTCAAGTCCCCCTGACGGAAGTGCAGGCGGTGGTGGAGGAGCTACTTCAGCAGGCGGTAATGCTGGAGGATCTTCAGCAGCAGGCGGAGCCGGTGCAACAAGTTCAATTAATGCAAGTCCAGTAGGAAGAGCTGGAGGTGGCGGTGCAGCAGGTCAATCTGGACCTGATGGCGGTGGCCCTGGTGGTTCTCAAGGAACAACAAATTCTGGTGGCGGTGGCGGCGGAAACCAACAAGGTGGAGGCGCTGGATCAGGTGGATCTGGACTAGTAATTATAAGATATAAATTTCAAGGTTAATGGAGGAGAGTAAATAATATTATGGCACACTTTGCAAAAATAGGAATGAATGGAAAAGTTATCAATGTATTAACACTTGCTGATAACGATATGCTTGATGCTAATGATCAACCTCAAGAAAGAGTTGGTCAACAATATTTAGAAAAACATCATAGTTGGCCGGCAGACATGTGGGTTCAAACTTCATATAACACTTTTGAAAATACACATAACTCTGGTGATAATTCAAATGCATTTAGAGGAAACTTCGCAAGTGTAGGATTTACTTGGGATGAAGAAAATCAAATATTTTGGAGACCTAAACCTCATGCATCTTGGGTAAAAGATATTGCAACTGCAAAATGGAAAGCACCAGTCGGTGACGCACCTTCTATAACAGCCGAGCAACAAGCACAAAATGATGCAAATACTCATTTCTGGTATTACGAATGGAATGAAGACGCTGGAAATTGGGAGTTGTCAAATAGTATAAGATAATATATTCATGTTAGTTCATGGAAAAAATTATTTTATCTGAACAATCTATATATTATGGTGATGTTTTAATGCCGAAAGGCTTTGAAATAGATCATAAAAAACTATTTGATGACGTTTTAAAATCACATATTACAAATAAAAAATTAATTTATTCAAGTAATTATAATAATTTAGAAACTTATATCAGAGAGCACATAAAGTGTGATTACGGAAAAGGTTTAGTACCCAAGAAACGTTGGGGTAATATTTATAAACCACAAGAGTTATCTGAACCTCTATTAAACATTGAAAAAATGGATTTAGCTAACTCAGCAGATTTTACTCTATTATACGGAGTTGAGGCAAATGAATGTTTAATTAGAATTTATTATGATGATAATAGGAGACACCAAAATAATTGGGAGATAAAATTAGACAAAGGCATGTTTATAATGTTTCCATCTTCGAATACATATATAATTAAAAATAATCAAAAAGAAAGTTTAAACAATATTTTGACAATAACTTATGAATACGTCTAATTATTTTTATTGGAATGAAGTGCTTTCAAAAGAAGAAATAAAAAATATAAATTCTTTACTAGATAAACACAAAAAAGAAAAAGAACCAACATTTGCAAAAGCTAGAGAGTCTAAAAAAACATCAACAGTTTACCCTATTAAGATTAAATTTTTAAAAGAAAAATTAAATAAAATTCTTTACAATATAACTCTAGTCAATCAAGATCGTTATGGTTATGACTTATATGATTTTCATGATGATGATGAATTTAATTATAATATTTATAAAAAAGATGAAGAATATGAATGGCACACAGATGGAGAAACTTTTAAAGCTTCTGATATTAAGTTAACAGCTCTAATAAATATATCAGAAAAACCTTTTTCTGGGGGTGAGTTTAATTTATTAAATTCTAAAAATGTGACTTTAGCTTCTGAATTAAGTAACCCAGGTTCTATGATAGTTTTTAACTCATTCATTTTACACAAAGTAGATCCTATAACAAAAGGCACAAGAAAAACTTTAACTTTTTTTGGCAAAGGACCTGCATTTAAATGAACTTAAGTAATTATTATTGGTATTTTAAATCTGCAATACCTGCAAGAATATGTGATGATATAATTAAATACGCTTCATCAAAATCTGAAACTATGGCTAGAACAGGTGGTTTTGGTGATAAGAAATTAAATAAAGAAGAAATATTAAATATGCAAAAAAAAAGAAAATCTGATTTAGTTTGGTTAGATGATACTTGGATTTATAGAGAACTTCATCCTTTTATACGTCAAGCAAATAAATACGCAGGTTGGAACTTTGATTGGGAAATTTCTGAACAAATTCAATTTACAAAATATAAATTAAATCAATATTACGATTGGCATTGTGATAGTTGGGATAAACCTTACGAGAAAGAAGGAGCACAAAATGGAAAGATTAGAAAACTATCTATGACCTGTCAGCTAACAGATGGTTCAGAATATAAGGGCGGTGAATTAGAATTTGATTTTAGAAATTATGACCCACACATGAGAGACGAATCACAACATAGAATACAATGTAAAGAGATATTACCCAAAGGATCTATTATTGTATTTCCTAGTTTTGTGTGGCATAGAGTTAAACCAGTAACACAAGGAGTAAGATATTCTTTAGTAATGTGGAATTTAGGATATCCATTTAAATAAAATGCATATAAGTAATTATTTTGGTACAACTGTTTGGTCTGAACAAAAACCAGATTTTGTAAAATCTTTAAACAAGGCTTCAAACAAATATATTAAAGAAGCTAAAAAAAGAAGTAAAGACCATATAAAAAAATATGGTGATTTTGCTATATCATACCACTCGGAATCTTTAGCAGCTGATAATGATTTTTTAGATTTTAAAAATTATGTTGGACAAAAGTCTTGGGAATACTTAGATCATCAAGGATATGACATGTCGTTATACCAAACTTTATTAAGTGAAATGTGGGTTCAAGAATTTGCTAAAAATGGTGGTGGTCATCACTCAGCGCATATACATTGGAATCAACATGTTTCAGGTTTTTATTTTTTAAAAGCAAGCGAAAAAACTTCTTACCCTGTGTTTCACGAACCAAGGACTGGTGCGAGAAGTACAAAATTAAAAATGAAAGCAGATATCAAAGGTATAAGAAATGGAACAGAAATTATTCGTTACAAAGTTAAACCAGGTACATTAATTATATTTCCAGGATTTTTAGAACACGAGTTTGCAGTAGATTTTGGAGTAGAACCATTTAGATTTATACATTGGAACATACAAGCAGTGCCAAAAGAAATGGCTAGGGATGTTTAAAAATAAAAAATATACAGTTATTCGTCAAGCCATTTCAAAAGACTTAGCTAGTTTTATTGCTAATTATTTTTTAATGCAAAAACAAGTTTATGATACTTGTAAAGCACAGGGATATTTTTCACCTTTTGAAACTATTATTGGACATTATGAAGGAAACAATGAACAAATACCAAATACATATTGTCATTATTCTAATATAGCTATGGAGACTTTAATGTTAAAATGCCAACCAGAAATGGAAAAAGTAACAGGATTAAAACTATATCCTGCTTATACTTATGCAAGAATTTATAAAAAAGGTGATGAATTAAAAAGACATAAAGATAGATTCAGTTGTGAAATATCTACAACTATGAATCTTGCTGGTGATGATTGGCCAATATATTTAGAGCCTTCAGGAGATAGAGGTAAAAAAGGAATTAAAGTAGATCTTAAACAAGGAGATATGCTAGTCTACTCTGGTTGTGATCTTGAACATTGGCGAAATAAATTTAAGGGTAAGGAATGTATTCAAGTTTTTTTACATTATAATAATCGTAAAACCCCAGGAGCTAGAGATAATATGTTTGACAGGCGTCCTCATTTAGGTCTTCCTAATTGGTTTAAAAATAATATCCTATAATGGGTGCAGTAGTACCACCACATCACATTACTGCATCCTTTATAAGATATTTTGACTATGTTATAATACCCCATGCCTTTAACAAAAGTACAATTTAGTCCTGGTTTTAATAAACAGATCACTGCAACCGGTGCTGAAAATCAATGGGTGGACGGTGACTTTGTGCGTTTTAGATATGGAATGCCTGAAAAAATTGGTGGTTGGCAAGAAATAAAAGATTCTAAATTAGTTGGTGCAGCAAGAGAACTACATAGTTGGTCTGATTTAGATGGTCGAAGATTTTTAGCAATAGGTACAAATAAAATTTTATATATTTATAACGGTGATGATTTTTATGACATAACACCTCTAGATACATCTTTAGTCCGTACAGGATCTAACATAACAACTACTAGTGGATCTAATGTTGTAACAATCACTACTACATCTCCTCATCTACTTGAACCTGGAGATCTTTTAACTTTTGCTAATGCTGGATCTTTTAATGCTGCACAAACAGGATATGTCTCTGGAGATTTTGATAATATAAAATTCGAGGTACAACTTGCTCCTACTGCAACTACATTTACAATTCAAATGGCTTCAAATGAATCTGGTTCGGGTACAACAAATAACGGTACATTAGATAGTAAACCTTATTATAAAATAGGACCACTTCTTCAATCTTTTGGTTATGGTTGGGGTACATCCTTATGGGGTAACTCTACATGGAATACACCAAGATCTTCATCTAATGCAGTTTTAGATCCAGCCAGCTGGTCTTTAGATAACTATGGAGAACTTTTGATTGCAACAATAAAAAATGGATCAACTTTTTCTTGGGATCCAAACCCAAACGGCACGGGTATAACTACAAGAGCTACTATATTATCTGGAGCTCCTACAAAATCAATAATGAGTATTGTATCTGAAAGAGACAGACATTTAATAATATTA